GATTTTCCCAGGCTGCTTTAACTAGGGCCTGCTTTGGTCAACCCGCGTAGCCGGTTGGCCATTGAAGGGGGCAACCCCGCCTAAAGGTCCCGCCAGGACTTACGAAACGTTAGGCATAATTGAACATCTTGGAGTAGTCCGAAAGGGCTGAGCCTGTGTACAGTGGTGGGGCCTCGAAAGGGCACCACAGCGTTGCGGAGGCTGTGAGCTGGAGATAAGGATGGCATAGAGAATGGCCGAGGTTATTCTCTTCGTACTAAACGGTGAATGAAAACTGGGCTGGTTACCCGGTGCCACACGTACCGTCCTGTACATGCGTTATGACTTATACTCTTACCTTGATGATACCAACCCGGATTTGGAATGGGTTAAGAAAGCACGCGCCCGCTAGGGAATCTACGTATTCTTGGCATTTAGCACAGCCCGTGAAGGGTGACAACTAACGGGACAATACCGCGATCTAAACTTTGAACATACGGCCGGCGAGGTCCCTCTCAACGGAAAAACTTGGCTTGGGGAGAATACAAATTAACATGCCAGTGTCGCTAAACCCGTACATACTATCAGCATACTTGTTCTACAAAGACTTGGAATATTAACACACGTTTCAACTAAACCCCTCATTAAAACCGCGCAACGAGCAATTTACTACATAACGACCGACCCCCATTGCGCACAAACCCGTCATCGAATGCGAATGACGTTAAACAAGAAACACCGGCCGATTGGCCTGTCGAGGAGAAGTACAATCTCCACGAATTCATTTGGAGCCAGACCTACAAAGCATTGCAGGGAATCCTGGATTACACGGAAATTGACCTCGACCGCACATTGATAGTTGGAGTACACGACGGGCTTGACGATAATACATTCGTCACCAAGTATGATATTCATACTTGTGCTTTAGCGTCGTCTTCACGTCCATCACAATGCGTGCAGCGATTCCCGACCTGCGTCAAAAACCACTTTCCCAGTGGGCTCGAAAATATCCTGTTGTTGTTTACAGGTACTCGAGTAACTCCCGAAATGTTCGGGAGATTTTTGCAGACTGGTGCTAGAGTGTATGTGGCACTCTGGAACTTCACCGCTGATCAGGGTGATCTACCAAACAACGACATACCGTTTTCGTACAAGCGGACTAGTCGTGGTTATGAGTATATGATCGGTGAATGGATTTTCGCTTCTTCAGATCAGAACTGGATTTTAAACAACGGGACAAGACCGACGGGATTTGGTACTACCATCCATTCGCAAGAAGTGGTTGATTTGGGTATCGCCGCGGTGTATGAGTTGAGAGCTGTTAAAGATGTTGGAATAACGAATACGAATACTAGACCGTTCGTTCAGGCCACTGCTTCAGTTGCTCCACACCCGTTGCCAGATTTCTTTGGCGAGGAGAAAAAGATAGTTCCGGAAGAGGAAATTGTTGAGAAGCCCGCCCCACAAAACGTTAAAGTCGCCCATGGAAAAGGAGCTACCAAACATGCTACCAAAGGCAAGAAAGGAACACGTGCGGCCCGTAAGAATGCCCAGATGTTAGCCTCCATGCGTGACGCCAAGGCCAAAGAGGCTGGTGCTACTGATGCGAAGAAAGAGAAACAAAAAGAATCAGCCGATCCTGCGGCCGATAACTCTTCATCAGGAGCCAAGACCAAGTCTTTCCCTAAGAAGCCTGATAAGCCTGATAAAACTGCCGCTCAAAACTTGTTCGAATGCGAAATAGCCGGATTTGATGCTAAACGCTGTTTGGACGAGAAAGAACGTGCCTATTTTCAAGCTGATCATCAGTCTTTTGATCCAATCTTACGGGATTTTCCTTTTAGGAATGCCGTTTTGGGTCACCATTTGGTGGTCAACCCTTGGGCCCTGGTCGAAGGTACGAATATGACGTCCTATTCTTACAAAATAAATGGGGACCTCATCAGAATTGAAGGACCATACGTGAAAGGACAATACCGATCTACTATCGTAGCAAACTTGCTGATTTGGGACGGACAAAATCAGTTGAGGTTGCCTTCGGATAATGGTTTGTTCGGATTCACTGTGGACGTTGGTCCACCAAATTGGATTTATGACCACAGTCTCACCACGAAACTTGTAATGACAGCGGAAGATCGACTGAAAGTCATCATGGAAGCTAATGTTTATCGGTGGTTTGGAAAATTAGCCTTGGACGAAGTTGGGTTTAGGAACTTAGTTAAAGGACATTTCAAACGATTTAACCGAGACAACTTTAGTCTGGACCTAGTGATCTCTAAGTTGTTGAACTCCGAATGGTGGGCTGAAGTAGTGTGTTCATACACGGAACACACCGCCTTGAATTGGCGTTGTCATTCTAGATTGGTGCTTTATCAATTGGCCGCTACCCGCGGTTACTCCCAGTTCAGTGTGGATAGAATGATATCCAAGGGACTTTGCTGGAAGAGATTTTGTTATTTTGCTAACCCGATTAACACAACGATGGCTGTAATGGGCTGTAACGAAGCCCCCAACTTCGAAATGTTAGCAATTAACGACATCTATGATTCGATCATACCTTCAGTGGCACCACGACTCATTCCGTGTGCCATGATGCTTCGCAAACGCGTACGCTACGAAAGGGCTTTGCCTGCCTGCGGAACGCGGTATAAGATCAAGTTTGATCCTAATCACGAAAGATACGAGAGGGAACCTGAGGATGTAGCCATTTATGGTGTAGCTATTAAGGATGTCCCTGTAGTACTACCTAATCTCAATTCCGAAACGCTTCATGCCGCTGTTCGGATCCGAATGTCTGTTGACACACCAGTGTGTCCTATAACTCTCGGAGAGTATCGTGACTTTGCAGTGAAAGCATTGAAACAACTACCAAAGATCGTCGTACCGGAATTCAGCGAACAACAACACATGGAACATTTTGTGGCGCAGTATGGTCAGAGACGTGCTGCCGAAATCATGACCTTTCGGGGTTGTGAGTTGGGACCTGAAGAAGTACGAGGTAGTATGTTTCCAAAGAACGAGGCCTATGTTGGGAAAACACCGGGAAATTTCAAACCACGTATGATATTTTCTCGACATCCTGCCATGTTGGCACATTTTGCCTTACCGTTACACTATGTTGGAAACCAGCTTAAGAACATGTTTAACAAGAATTCTAATTGTTATTACAGTAATAGTGCTAGTCCAGATGATGTAGGGCAATTCTGCCAGTTAGCTTCAAATACACACCCATACATCGTCGAACAGGACGATTCTAATTTTGACGGGACATGTTTTGAAACACAACAGGATTTAGAGGATTACTTTTTTACGCATTGCGTTGAGAATATGCCTGAG